AGCAGTAGCCATAGCAAGTTGCTCAGGAGTAGCACCACCGTAGGCTGCTGAACTTACCCCAAGACGCCCTTGCCCTGCTAGACGTTCTTCTAGAGCAAGACGTTGACGCTGCTCTTCAGGACGCTGTGCTGCTCGCATACGCTCAAAGATAGCCTGTTCACGAGTTGCTGTAGGCATTTGAGCCTGACCGAAGAAGTCTCCAGCACCGCCTAACAATTGCTGTTGCATGGCTTGTTCTTGAGGAGACAAACTCATTGTAGTTTCTACAGCACCTGAAGGTGTAACACGAGTACCTAACTGACCACCTGTTGTACTAGTAACAGTAAACGGTTTAAATTGTGACTCAGCAAGACTACGCTCTGCAAGACCCATAGCTGACGCTTCAGCTTGACGACCAACATCACTAAGCCGATCATAAGCCTCACTTGTTAACAACGAACCTGCAATAGCAGGTAGTGCTGGTGAGACAGCAGTGCCTAATTGACCTAAACCTCCAAGAATGTCTTGGAACGCACCGCCACCAGAACTTACCGGTGCTGTTGGTGCTGTTGGTGTTGGTGGTGGTGTTGGTGGTGGGAAGAAACTCATTATTATCTCCTAATTAAAGCGTTTTACCTATTAAGGCTAGTAGGTTAATTTCTTGTAGTGATAATGCAAAGCCATTGATGTCAGACTCAAGACCGACAACAACACTTGTTCCATTCCCTACTGCATTAAGACTTCGTTGGTTAGTTAGTTCACCACCAGTAAACTCTGATAGCGGTACTGAGTTAGCGCCAAACTCATTGACGTTATAAAAAGCAGGCTGTTGATTACCTACTGTAAATTCTGTTGTGCTGAAACTTGTGCCGAAGTCATAGGCAAACTTCATAAATACCGTAGCACTGTTAGCACCTACCAGTGTCGGCTTAATTTTCTTAAGAATCTTTAAGCGAGAAGGATCTCCAAATGTCAAACTAGGACTAAAGTATTTAAAACGATACTTAACGCCATTATCAGAGTAACCCTTGTACTCGCTAATCCCGTCCGTTGTTCCTATAAATAACTTACCGTCCCTACGTGTTTCATACGCAGTAAACAAAGAACCCGGCCAACGAGTAACACGATATGATCCGTCTTCTAGTGTGCCTCTCACGTCAAAACAATATGTAGTTTCTTGCCCTACAAACGACAATAGATAGAAGTTTTCTTCTGGGCTGTATACTGACCTGTAAAAATCCGACTCGTTCTGTAACAAACTAATAATGTCTTTAGTTATCGTCTTAGACAATGAACTGATAGGCATGGACTTTTCTTGTATTGTCCGACCAAAACTTCTTAGCCCTGTTTGCGACAAGAAGATAACGTCTGTTCCTGTATATTGCACTGTGTCACGATCAACGCAACCAACACCTGCAACAGTATCCGAAAGAGTCATAGAAGCAGGAGAGGTAGCCCCTTCGTAAACAACAATGCTGTGTTGTCCAAAGATAATTAACAAGTTGTTGTGCGCTGCTAACGAAACAATCTCGTCATAACCGTTAGGCCATACTTTAGAGATGTCAATAGAACCACTAGAACCGCCTGACCAGTGAATGCCGTTTAATAAATCAGACCAGTAAATAGTAGACTTATTATCAGTAAAATCAGCAGTCCATAAACGACCGTAAGCCGCTAACACCTCGTTGCCGTACATAGCAGTAGCAACACCAGCAGCGTGTGTATGGTCGCTCATGGCCTCTACAACAGCTGAAGTGTTGTCATAAACTAAAGGCTCATAACCGCGCTGGAACATATAGATACGGTCATTAAAGTTAACCATCTTCCAATTGTCAGCAGTAATTGTATAACCAACAGGAGTCTCATCAACCAGTGTTGTAGTACCGCTAAAGATTTTATTATTCCCTGCTGAAAATACTTTAGTGTTTCCTGCGTCGTCTCTAAATGTTTTAATTGCTCGAAGAGCCGCAGTACCCAAAGCGGTCTTGTTTGTTGTAGTAACTTCATGCCCTTTACGTGCGGCAATACGACCACGCTTGTCAATAACTGCATTATCTGCGGTCTCAGCAAACGACGGATCTTGAGCCAACGGCGAATCTTCGGTGTTAATACCTTTGAATGCCGGAGCTACAAGATTAATACTGCGTAGTTCTTGTGCCATATTAGATAGTCCTAAATACCATCTCTTCAGGATGCTTTGCCGCGTCAATAGCAATAGCGTCTGACAAGTACTGGTTAGCTATAGTAAAGTACTCAGCAGTAGAAGTACCGCCTGTTTCACCACGTTCACGAGCCAACAAAGCTACTGCTAAATGTATTACGGGTTTTTCTGGTACAAGTAAGTTAGTTGCGTCGTTAGACAGATCTGCTTGTCGCTTAATAACATTAAGTCTTAACGTGTAAACACCATCAGGCTGTGGGCTAATAAGAAACTGAGTGTCTCCGTTAGCGTCTAAACCGTCAAAGGTATAGTAAACAGGTGAACCTGCTGATGTGCTGGCAATATACAACTGCTCATTAAACCAATCTTTTGTTTGATAAGTTAAGAATGTTTTTTCTGTTGTGTTAAGAGCAGACATAATTTTTACATTGTCACCACATCCTGTGAGGGAATATTGGTTGTCATCTGCAACGGTGTTAACAATTACAGTATCACGCAGTGCAGACCAATCAGCAGCGTCTTCTACAATAGACTTCGCATCATTAATAAAATCACCAGCCATTTTTGCATAAGTGCTTTCATTAGTGCTGTTAACTTCTTCTTCACGCAAACGGCGCAATACGTTATTCATTAAATTTAGATATGTCATACTAGCATTCCTAATTTTCTACCAATAACTTTATTAAGAGAATCCATAGCGTTTGTTTGTTGTTTTTGAGGAGTTAACTCTGTAGGTTTCATTACCTCAAAAGGACTAAGACCTTTTAAAAATGGGTCAAACTCTATAACTTCTGGTTTAGAAAGTTGAGCTACAATTTGCTCTTGTTGTTGACCTAAACCTAGTAAGCCGCCTAAAAGACCGGCTCCTAGCCCAGCAACACCCTCGCCAAGACCTGCCAGCCCTTCACCAATACCGCCTATTTGAGTTCCAAGACCGGTAACATCTGAAATTAAACCACCAACAGACGTTTCTAATCCAGCAATGGCTTCTTTAGTTGCGCCAACAGCGGCAGTTACATCTTCTGGTGTTGCAAGCCCAGCATTAGCAATGGCGGTATTTATGTCTTCTGGCGTTGTAAATCCTGCATTAGCAATAGCAGTCCCTACGTCTTCGGGTGTAGTGAACCCCGCACTGGCTAAAGCAGTCCCTACGTCTGCTGGAGTAGCAAACCCGGCATTTGCAACAGCATCAATTACATTTTGTGGTGTAGCAAAAGCGTTTTCATCAAAAACAGATTGAACAATACCTCTTACTACTTCGGGATCTGCATCTCGACCCGGATCACCTCGCGGCCCTTCCTCACCTTGCTCACCTCTTTCGCCGTCTGCTCCGTCAGCGCCATCTCTGCCATCTGTTCCGTCTGTTCCGTCAGCGCCGTCTGTTCCGTCAGCGCCGTCTGTTCCGTCAGCGCCGTCTTGACCGGGATCTCCTCTCTCCCCATCAACCCCGTCTATCCCGTCTAAGCCATCTGTTCCGTCTGTTCCGTCAGCGCCGTCTTGACCGGGATCTCCTCTTTCTCCATCTACTCCGTCTTGACCGGGGTCTCCTGCCTGACCATCTACTCCATCTACTCCATCTATACCATCTACTCCGTCTCTGCCGGGGTCTCCTGCCTGACCGTCTATCCCGTCTATCCCGTCTATACCATCTAGCCCGTCTAGCCCGTCTAGCCCGTCTATCCCGTCTATGCCATCTACTCCGTCTCTGCCGGGGTCTCCTGTTTGCCCATCAACGCCATCAACGCCATCTATGCCATCTACACCATCACGCCCATTAACAGGAGCTGGTGCAGGAGCGGGAGCTGGTGCAGGAGCGGGAGCTGGAAAATACTCAGGGAACATGCCAGTTGTAATTGGGTTTTCTGTATCTGTAGGCGCAGGAGTAGGCGGAGGAGTTGCTCCAGCCTGACCGTCGTCTGATGTAGGTTGCTCTGGCTCAGGCTCAGGCTCTACAGGCTCAGGTTCTGGCTCAGGCGGTGGCTCTGGAACTACCTCTGGTTCAGGTTCTACCGGTTCTGGCTGTAAAGTATCTTCTGGGATTTCTGGTTCAGGAATAGTACTTTCAAAAGGATCGTCAACAAACTCCATTTGAACATATCCAGTTTCCTGACTGTCTCTTGAAGTTAACCAGTCTTCTGTTTCTACACCACTAAGAATTGGTCTTCCATCATCAGTAAAACCACCAAAAACAACACCACCGCCAGTAATGCCTTTGTCGTCCATGTACTTAACAAAGCCTTCCCAATCATCAGCATCTTCAAAGTCCATAAGAACTTGAGCATCGGCTTCACTAATTGCTTTGTAATCACCATTGTTACGAACAATAAAATATTCATCGCCATCTTCACCGCGACGAACATTAATACTAAAGTCTTGATCTGGGTCAGCCATCATACCAGTGTTATTAAATTCAAGAAGACCGTTAGGAACTTCTGGTGGCTGTCTAAAGTTTAAATAAGTGTCAATTTCCTCATCAGAAAAACCAGACTGCTCCATATAACTTCGAGCGGCATCATCTGTTAAATTGTCATAGGTAGCAGGATCTAAAGAAGTTCCGCGTAATGACTCTTCTACATATTGAGATGCAGTGGGAGTATCAGGAAGACTATAATCTGGAGTACCTTCCCATGTACCTTCAGCCGTAAACTGTTCAGTTAAATCAGCGGTTAAATTTGCAAAAGTCGCCGCAGCTTCTGCGTCCATTGCATCAACTAAGCC